GTCTTCGCCCCGTTCCAATACTTTGGCCATGCCTCGAGGTGGCAGTACTCGACGAACCGGGCGACCTCGCCGGCGAACTTCTCGGGGCGGTACTCGAGCTCACGGATGCGGGCCTGCTCCCAGAACCCGAACTCAAGGGCGCCCTCCTCGGCGCATACCTTGACCGCCATCATCAGGTCGGCGGGGGCGATGCTCCTGCCAGACGTGACCAGGGGCGACTCGATAGCCAGCAGCCGCACCCGGAACTTCAGGCAAAAAGGGAAGACCCGCTTCCCAAAGAATACACGGGAGGACGGGTCTGAGAACGCCCGCAGAAATCTGTTGTCCACGGGGTGAGTCAAAGCCCTTGCAGGGCTCGCGTCAATTAGGCGGGGGTCACGCCTTCGAAGTCGACCGCGGTGATCGAGTACTTCACGAAGTCCTTATTCGAACCCTTCTCCTCGACCTTCGTAATCACGCCGACAAAGGAGTTGCTGGCCGAGCCGGAGGGGTAGGCAGCCGAGGCCGCCACCGTGAAGGAAAGAGTCGCACCCAGAACAGGCGGGGCGCCGCTTGCCTTGACCACGCCCTCGACGCTCAGCTCGGTCTTGCGGTCGTCGTAGCGCATGGTCACCGTTAGGCCAGCCTCAGACTGCACCATGTTCTCGTTGTTGAACGACGCGGAACAGGTGTAGGACTGGACAAAGAGGTTAGTTGCGGTGCCCGCAACCCCGTAGGTGCAGGTGGTTCCTTGAGCGACGGCGGCCATTTGTCTTTGCGGGCGGGGGCAACCTTACGCGGGCAGGACGGTCAACAGCCCGAACGTGAAGGCCGTCGCGTAACTGCGCTCGTCCTTGCCCTCGTCCTCGGTGTTAGGGGTCACGTCGTACAGGGTCGCATCAGCCGAGGCCACGAAGACCGCCTTCAGGCCGGCGAGGTCTTGCATAGACCCAGCCAGGGCGGCGCACCGGGCCCGGTGATCGGCGAGGGTCGTGTCGTCGGCGTTCGAGAAGATCGTGACGCGGACGGAGCAATCGTAATTGCCAGCGCCTTCAGGAAGGTCGGCGGGCGTACGGGCCGAGTCGCAGAGCACAATTGCCTTCGGGAGGACGTTGATGTCGCCGTCGTCCCCGGTGTAGATGTTGACCCCCGTCAGGCCGGACTCGGCTGAGAGGTGCGTGGCGACGTTGGCCTCGACGATGTGGCGAATTGATTTGGTACCCATAAAGTTTAAGAGCCGTTGAACTTGTTGGCTTGGTCTTTCTGGTAGGCCTCAAGCTGAGAGATAAGCCGAGCCATAGCCAGCGCACGGGCGACGCCTTGGACGTTGTTCTTCGACGCCTGGCTGTCGTTATCGCCGACCCTGTTGCCGATGACCATATTGATGCCCTCCCTGTTCCGCATGAGCGTAGCGTAGCCGGTGCCAGCGTGGCGCCTTACCCAGACCGGGATTTCGGAACCCTTGTAAACGTTTTTGCCGTTAACCTTGGGGAGAGTCGAAAGCACTTGCCACCAACCGGACTTAATAAATCCGACGTGCAACTGGGTCGCCTTGATGTATTCCTCGAGCGCGGCCTTGGATTGCACGACGTACTTGCCCAGGTATCCGCCCGTACCCTTGGTCGTTCGCATTTTGCCCTGTGAATTAATGTGGCGCTTAGATAGGTGCACCTTGCGGATGTCGGTGACGATCTCCTGCTGGTTGACCGTCTGCACGGGGTTTGATTGGCTAAAGAAGTTAGAGGCCTTGGCAAAGGCACGGGCCGGGTCGGCGTCGCTTACAATCTTTCGCGTAACGGAATTGATGAGGTTAGTCTTTTGCAGGGTCGCCTGTTGCCGGATGCGCTCAAAGCGCCCACGGTCGCCAGCCTTGACCGCGGCCTTTAGGTTATTCAAGGCGACCCCGACCGCCGCGGACTTGCGCTCGTCCTGGGCGACGAACAGACCGCGGATGTCACGCTCGACGGCTTTATACCCTGCGACCTTGGCTGCCCGGCTCAGGCCTTGCCCGCCGGACTCGACCATCGGGGGCGTCAATTCAAGGGCGGCCTTGCACAGTTCGCCGGCGCCCATGACCCCCGCGTCGACCATAGACTTCCCCATGCCCGCGGCATAGTCAGACAGCGCCGCCATGAACTGCTCCTTTGACTGGGGGATGAGCCCCACGGCTTTACTGGTTATCGTCGATAACGACGAGGGTGATCCAAGCCGACGCGGGCTTGTAGGTCTGCCCAGTAATGCGGAGGGCCTTGCCCCCGGCGACAATCTTCTTGCCGATGGCGAGGGAGGCGATGGGGGCCCCGGCGCTGATGACCGCCGCCGATGCCCCGTTAGACCCGTCTGGCAGGCTCCAGGAGGCCGTTGCAGCCGCAAGGCGGACGGTGTGCTGGGTACGCTCCACAAAGCCCCCAGCATCGAAGACCTGAGACATGGCCGGGTCGGATAGCATACAGACGAACGTAATGGCCCCGGCGTTGCACGAACCAGCCACCCCAAAGTCGGCGAGGATCTCCTTGGCGTCGGGCAGGAACTCAGAGTAAAGACTCACATCCTTGCAACCCTTGGCAAAGGGGCAAAAAAAAGGGGCCCCCGTAGGGGCCCCGATTGAAGCGGCTCAGGCCGCAATCATCAGGCGGTCTTCAGGCGGACGAGGCTCGTCGAACGACCCACGGCAGCGCCCGCGAGGAGCGTGCAGGTGACGTTCATGAAGCCGGACTGCTCCTGGCCCATGATGACCTGGACGCCGAGGCCGGTGTCGGCGTCGACGGCGTTGGCCACTTCCCAGCCCGGGATGTCGGTCTCGGGGAGAGCAGAGGCGAACGCGATAGCGTCCGGGCCAGCCACCCAGCCAGCGAGGTTTTCGCTGTTGGCAGAGAGGTTCGCGAACTGGTAGATGCGGGCGCCGGCGATGGTGCCGAGGTCGCCGTCGCGGATGATCGAGGCGCCGAGGACGTTGTTCCCGACGATGGTCGTGTCAGCGCGGAGGTCAGCGACGTAGGTGCTGTTGAGCACGGCGTAGCGGGGTTCCGGGGCCTTGGCGTCGTCGAGGGTCTTCTGGACGGCGATGAGCTCAGCGTAGGACAGGGCAGCGCCGGTGGTCGAGGAGGCGCTGTAGTTCGCGTTCGTGACCTGGGTGTTGATGACGTCCATGATCTTCTGGGCGAGGGCGTTCGAAGCGGTCTGAACGAAGTTGTTCACGAAGAACTGGGAGCCGTACTCCTTGAGGTTCGACGGGGTGAAGCGGCTGGAGACCTTGTAATGGATCAGGGTGACGGTCGAGGAGGTGACAGTCGCGTCGTCCTGGGTCAGGTAGCCACCGGAACCGAAGACGGTCGCGGCGGAGGTGCCGATCAGGGGAACCTGGATGGAGAGGCCGCTGACGCCCGGGCGGGACGAGAAGACGGTCGAGATGCCGGTGAGCACGGGCAGCTTGTTCTTGAGGGAGGCGATGACGCCCTCAGCGAGGACAGCCGGCGCGGCGGTGATGGAGTTAGCCATGGTTAGGAATAATTAGGGATTAGGGTGAAAGATTAAAAGATGCCGCGAACGATCGCGGACTGGTTCGCCTTGAAATACTCGGTGCGCTCCTTCGAGCCGACCGGCATGGCGAGGAAGGCGGCGACATGGTCGACGGCCTCGGGGGCAGGGGCCGCGGCGTCAGCCGGGGACATCTGGACAGGGGACACGCCAACCGAGGCGGCGATCTTGGCGGCCTCCTTGGAGGCGCTGACCTTGCCGGCTTCCAGCGCGGCGAGGGTAGCCTTGAGGGTCACGACCTCGGCGGAGAGACCGTCGACCGCCACGGTCAACTCGCCCAGGCGGGCGTCCTTGGCGACGATGTCAGCCTTGGCGGCGCTCAGTTCGTCAGCCGTTCCGATGGTCAACTTTTCAACGGTGGCGCGGAGGTCGTCACGCTCGACGGCGAGGGAGACGCTGGCGGCCAGGGCTTCGTGAAGCTGCTCTTCGATGGTCATTTGGTTTTGCGGTAGGTGGCAACCAGCGAGGGCGCTTTTCTCGGCGTCTAGTCGCTCGACCGTGCGCTCGGCCCACTCAGCCGCCCGCATGATGTCGCCCGAGGTAGGCCCTCCCCACAAGGCCCACGCAACCGCACCGGCGCCGGGGAAGTCCTCGCTCGAAGGCTTGTTCGCGGGGGCGTCCATGTCGGCCCGATGCCGGCGGAACCAAGGCCCCATGCGGCGCACCTTGTCCTCGCTGACCTCACCCGAGACCATGTCCCGGGCTTCCCGTAGCGTCTGATCCGTTACCCCGTCGCCTGACTTGCCTTCGCGGTGCCACTCTAACCCACGGCGGGCGGCGTCGCTGACAAAGTCGGGGACAGGGACGGGCATCAGAAGGACGCAAGCGCGGCGTTAAAGGAGTCAGCCAGCCCGGTCACCAGACCAGCCTGGGCGGCTTGCCTGCCGTTGAAGGTCTGCCCCTCCATCGTCTCGGCCTTGACCATCTTGCGCTTCATTTGCACCGCGGCCTTGAAGTCCGCATGGATGCCGTCGACCGAGGCCTGCAGGTTCTCGACCTGATCGGCGGAGAGGGACGTGCCCTCGATGCCGGCGCCCTTGTACTTGCCGGACTTAATCACGACCATCTTGATACCCTGCATCTCGGCGGCCTTGGAGAAGTCAGGGATGGCCATGTAGACGCCAATCGAGCCCACGGTGGCAGACGGCGCCGCGAGGACGCGGTCGGCAGCGGAGCCAATCCAGTAGGCAGCCGAGGCCATCTCGTTGTCGGAGTAGGCCATCGTCGGAACCTTCAGCCCGCGGATTTTGTTGGCCAGGTCCTCGACGCCCGTGACCGTGCCGCCCGGGCTCGAGATGTGGAAGGCGATACGCTGGACGCTAGGGTTCGCGGTCATCTTGTCGATAGCCTCCGAAACCTCGTCGACGTCAGTCGAGCCCATCATCTTCTCCAGAGGGGAGAGACCTTTGCCGATCACTCCGGCGACAGGGATGACACCCGTCCCGTTCTCTAGGATGTAGGCCTCGGGGGCGGCGCCGAACAGTTGCGCCAGCATATCGGTAAAGCCGAACTTCTCAGCCAGGGCAGCGTGGTCGCTGGCCTTGGCCGGGTCGATGAGCAGGGGCTCGCGGCCCTTGAGTCCGTTGATGAGGAAGCGCATAGTTTAGGAATTGGGTTGGTCTTCGGACTCGGGCTCCTCTTGGGATGCCGGCTCGTCTTCCATCACGGGGCCGTCGGCGGCCTCCGCCTTCTCGACGTTGTACACGGTGCCAAGAGGGGTGTTGGTCGGACGGAAAAGAAGCTCGAAGGGGATGCCGTACTCGGCGGCGAGTTTCTGGATGTGAACCATATCGGAGGCCCGCTTCTTCATCTCGGTACGGAAGTCGAGGCCGCGCTGAGCGTAGAGCTCAGACATGGACAGCAGGCCCATCTCAACGTCGGCCCGGTCGTTCGAGGCGTCGCGGCCACCGTCAACCGTCACGCTCTTAGGGGTCGTCCACGACACGGTCGTCCAGGTCGGGTCGTCAGGCAGGTCGCCATTGGCGATGCCCTGCCCGATGATATAGCCCCACGTCGGTTGGCAAAGTTGCTCAATCAGGATTTGCTGGTACTTGCCGAACACCCGCCCAGCCTTCGCCGTGATCAGGCGGACAGACGCGCCGCCAATCTTCGACGGGTCGTTGACGAACTCATAAGGCAGGACGCCCTGGCTGATGTCACGCTCCAGCGCCGCGAGGAAGCCGGTGAAGGTCGGGCTCGGGCGGTTCGAGGTGAAGGACTGAAACTCCTCCCCGGGCTCGAGCGCCAGCAACTTGCCACCCATGCGGGCGGCGATGTGCTCGTAAGACGAACCGGCCCCGAGCTCGGAGGCCATGTCGCCGTCGATGAACCCGCCCGTCTTCTTGATGACGCGGGTGACGTCGGCGTTGTCTTTGACCGCCAACTTCTCGAGCTCGAGGATGTCCATCTCGTCCTGGATGGAGTTGATGGAATGTTGCAGCAGCGGGATGCCACGGGCGCCGGAAGCGTACTCGTGGTCGACGACGTGCATCATGGACTGCGCCAGAATCTGGCGGTTCGAGCCGTCAGAGCGATAAACGTTGAACGCAATCAGTTCGCCGTACTGGCCGAAGATGCACCCGTCGTGCATATTCTCGGGAGGCGGCACATCCATCGGGTCGCCCACGCGGTGGGCCTCAATCAGCTGGAGTTTCGGGTCGCCGAGACCGTTCCGCACCTTGGCCGCAAACGAGTCGCCGTCCCGGGCCATCGCCCGCATCAGGATTTGCTGAACCTGAGCGAAGGAAAAGCGGTTCGTGATATCGATACGCTTGGACTTCTCAGCGAAGTATTCCTCGTAACGGTCAGCCAGCGCCGGGTCGGTCGCATGGGACTGGGGCTTGATGCCGTCGCCCACGGTATACAAAACCAGATCGTTCAGTATCTGCTTAAAGAGCCCGCTGTTGCGCTCGGCCCAGCGGCAGCGCTTGACCATCGTCAGACGGTCGCTTGCCTTCATGTCCCGGCGCAAGTCCTGGGCGGGGCCGTTGTAGACAGCCCGGCGAAGCCGCGTCGCCCCGACGCTCTGCCAGCCCCCGAAGGAGGCCTGAGGCGTAGGAGAGCCCGCCGGCTTGGCGGCGGTCACTTCCTTCTTTTTGCGGGGGGTCGTCTTCCGGGGGGGCATAGAGTTATTCGTCAATTGGGTTGCTCCAATTGGTAGAGACAACCGTCTTCCGCGTTCCGTAGGTCTGCGGGTCAAGGCGGCTCAGGGCAAACATCGCCTCCGACAGGCGCTCCTTTGCGGTCATGGTCACCGACCTGGTAGCCGACGAGCCGCTGTCAGAGTAACTGGACAGCACCTTGCCCGACGTGATGTCAGCCAGGGCTTGGACTTTGATCGCCAGAAGTTCGTCCTCGGTCAGGCCGATGAAGATGCCAGATGCCATTTGCTACTGCATCGCAAGGCAACGGGGAGCCGCTGACCCGGTTGTTCCAACCCACGCCCCACGCGCAAGTCCCGAGCCAGCGGCCTATGAACACACAAACACCCGACAACCTTGCGTCAAGCG